TTCCAGAGGAAGAAGAAGTTGCTGCCGCCATTGCCCTAAACAGGATTGGCGAAAACGAATGGGATAATAGTAAAACAGCCAGTATCTTAGCCGATTTAGCTGCTGATGACCATTTAGAAGGAACTGGCTTTGATGGCGATGATGTTGATTATTTATTAAGAATAACGGCACCAAAAGAAAAGAGTTCTATTTCTGAGGAAGAATTAAATGTTTACCGCGAAGAAAAAAGTCATTGGCGGTGGTTGCGACTGAATGTTTTAGATGAAACCTATGACAAATGGCATGACTTTCAAAAACAATTAAAACTTAAGAATGATGATGAGTTTGTTGAATTGTTGCTTGGTTTAGTTGAGGATAACTTAATAGAGGCATTATGAATGAGGAACTGAAAGTATTTTGGGATGCTAGAGACCCTATGAAGCCCATTGAAGGCGAATCTTCAGCGGCTAATCGTGCTTTAATAGATTATGCAAGAATGGGATATAGCAGAAGCCTCAGAAAATTGCACGAAAAATACTTACAGGAAGAAGACCCGCCAACAGATTCTTATAACACTATTATAGACTGGTCAAGGCATTTAGATTGGCAGGATAGAGTAACCCGCTGGGAAGAGTTAGAACGACAGCACGATGAAAAGGTGTGGAGGGATAGACGAGACCAGCTTAGAAGCAAAGAGTGGGATAATTTTGATAAATTGCAAGAAATTATTTCAAAAACTTTAGAGATAATGCCCAGCTTTGTAGAAAGAAAAGAAAAAGTCATAGAAGAAGGAAGTGCTGAAGTCGTTGATTCGCAAGGCAGAGTTATCCATAAAGGAAAACCAGAAAAGCGAGTAATCACTCTTAGATTCAAGGCAAATGATGCTATCAGATTTATTCGCACTGCCTCTGATATAGGTAGACGTGCTGCCGAAATGGACAGGCAATATATGGATAAGATGTTAGACGAACTTGACTTAAGTAAACTTTCGCCAGAACAAATTGCGCGTCTTGCTGATGGGGAACATCTTCTCGACATTTTAGGTCTTAGAAAATGACTTATGTTAAAGCTAGAGCAGAACTTAAAAAACGAAAGTTTTTGGAACTCGATGATATTAAAACGGGTTACGAATCGTTTGTCGAAAAATATGCTGATGCCCCAGATTTATTTGTTAAGGAATGTATTGAGTTTAAGGAAGATGAAAGCCCACACCAATATCAATTAGATATTTTAAAGGGGCTTGTAGAAGATAAACGTTATTGCGTGCGGGCTCCCCATGGTGCGGGAAAAGATTTAGATGTTGACACACCCATCCCAACCCCTTCCGGTTGGACAACGATGGGTGAAATAAATGTTGGCGATATTATCTTTAACGAAGAAGGAGAGCCTACAAAAGTTATTTATGCAGAAGTGCCACAAATGAGAGAAGCTTATGAGGTTAGTTTCGCTGACGGGACAAGCATTATTGCTGGGGAAGGCCATTTGTGGACAGCCATTGATGTATATAATCGGCCAAGGTCTGGCAGGACGTGTGATTCTCGCATTCCCGTTTCTGATTGGAGAGATTTCTGGGATTATGCAAAAACGCTAGAAACGCATGAAATGGCCGACAAGATTAAAACAAAAAGTGGGCAACTCCGATGGAGAGTGCCAACATCAAGGCCTCTAAATTTACCAGATACAGAACTATCCATAGACCCTTATTTATTAGGGGCTTGGCTTGGCGATGGAACAAGCGCGGCTGGAGCAATTACATGCTCAAAAGATGATGTTGATGAGTTACAAAGAAGAATAGAATCTCTTGGTTGGAAAACAAATGCCCGCAAAAATAAAAGTAGAACAGCTTTTACGTTGTATGTGTATGGGCTGATAACAGAATTAAGAAAATTAAATCTATATAAAAATAAGCACATTCCAGAAATTTATCTTCGGGCATCTGAAAAACAGCGTAGAGAATTGTTGGCTGGATTAATGGATACGGATGGATTCAGAACGCGTAGCATGGATGGAATTTGTCTGTGCAACGAAGAACTTTCTAATGGCGTAGTTGAGCTTATTCGCACACTTGGTATTGTTGCTCGTATAAACGAGGGAGACGCTAGGCTCTATGGAAGATTTATTGGTAAAAGATGGAGAATGAACGCACGCTTTGATGAGTGTCCATTTAGAATGAAACGAAAAATGAAGGGCTGGAAACCGCGCGGCTCTCAATCATCAAGACATACACAGAGAACAATAATATCAATAGAGCCTATTGGGAAATGTTTAACAAGATGTATTTCAGTGGATTCTAAGAGACAGTTATTTTTAGCTGGCGAAGCAATGATTCCTACTCACAATAGTACCCTAATGTCATGGGCAATTTTATGGTTTGCCCTTACTCGCGATGGCATGGATGGCGACTGGAAAATTGTCACGACTGCTTCTGCTTGGCGACAGCTTGAAAGATACCTGTGGCCTGAAGTTCATAAATGGGCACACCGTCTAAAATGGGATACTGTTGGCAGAAAGCCTTTTAATAAAGATGAGCTTTTGGTTTATTCTCTTAGGCTAGAGCATGGTGAGGCTTTTGCTGCGGCTTCTAACACGCCAGAATTCATTGAAGGCGCACATGCTGACCACATATTGTATATTTTTGACGAATCTAAAAAGGTGGCAAATCCTATTTGGGATTCGGCAGAAGGTGCGTTTTCAACTGGCGATGCTTATTGGTTAGCTTGTTCAACGCCAGGTGAGCAAAAAGGAAGATTTTGGCAAATTCAATCAAAGGCACCTGGGTATGAAGATTGGGCTATAAAGCACATCACCATTGATGATTTTCTTGCAACGGGACGAGTCAACAAAAAATGGGTTGAAGACCGCAAGAGACAATGGGGCGAGGATTCTGTTATCTATCAGAACCGCGTTCTCGGCAACTTTGCTGCTGATGACACAATGGGTGTTATTCCATTGTCGTGGGTTGAGGACGCCGTTAATAGATGGCATGACTGGCAAGACGAAGGTGGACATGGAATTGTAACATCCATAGGCGTTGATATTGCTGGCGGAAGGTCTGGAGCAGATAAAAATACGGTTTCTATTTGCTATGATGGAAGTAAGGTTGGTCAAATTATTCATTTTATGCCTAAAGACCCAGATAAAGCCACTATGGAAATGACTAACTTTTTGACACCACTATTAGACAAATTCCCAACCGCCACATTAGTTATTGATAGCATTGGTATTGGGGCTGGCGTTGTTCACAGGATTAATGAACTTGGGTATCGAGCTATTGGATTTGTATCTAATGCTAAAGTAGATGTCCGTGACCAAACAGGTCTTTTGGAATTTTATAATTGGAGAAGCGCGGCGTGGTGGTTAATGCGGGAAATGCTTGACCCAAGAAACGGGTTTGAAATGTGCTTGCCCCCCGACGATGCCCAAACGCACTTAATGAGTGACCTAACCGTACCTCATTATCAAAGGCGAGCAAATGGGAAAATATGGATTGAAAATAAAGAGGTTCTAAGAAGAACAGACAGGTTAGGTCGTTCTCCAGATGATGCAGATTCCGTTATTTATTCCGTTTGTGGGCCGACCTTATACGAATTAACCATACGGGACGAGTTATATGAAGTGACATATCGCCCGCCAAACTTTGGAAGCTGGTAAAATATGAGCATTATATCTGAAATATCTGATTTCGCAAAAAAGACATTATTCAAAAAAGACGTAGAGCATCTTTCTGAAACATATAGTCATTTATTAGAAGTTTTAGATGCTTATCCAAGAACGTCGAAAACAGAAGAAAAAGAAGATAAGTTTCTTGAAAGTGTTGCTGAGTTTAGAGAATGGGATACTCAACTCGCAGACTTGATAGTTCGGCGAATGGCTAATCAGGATTACAGAAAAATATCCCTTGATGACAACACTCGCAAGATGGTTGTGGATGAAAGCCGTCGCCTCTATGTTTGGGATGTCATCACACAATACATTGTAGAGCTTTGGACTGACTACGGATTTGGACAAAAACCAGACATTGTACCAAGAGATGAAAGATTGAAAAATCTCTGGGATGGATTTTGGGACGCCCCAGAAAATCAATATATTTTTAATGAACGGAAACTAAACGAACTATCTAATAAATTACAGGTAGATGGTGAATATTGGTTTGTGCAATTTATCAGTGAGCTTGACGGACATTCAACATTAAGAATTATTGAAACAGACGATATAAAAAAGATATATCACGAAAAAGAAGACCCTGCTATTCCAGTTTACTACAAACGAGAATGGTGGTCTGGTGAATTTGGCTCTGAACATCATGTCCTCTATTACAGGGATTATCGTGCGACAGAAGAACAGGTTGCCTCTGTTAAGAACAGGATATTAGAAGAAGATACTAGCGCGAAATTTGCAGAAGATAAAGACAAAACAGATGTTCAAGTATTTCATGTAAAATTCAGGGAAATAGAGGGCAGGGGATGGCCATTCCTTACTGCATCATTTGCCTGGTCAAGAGGTTATAAGGGATTTCTTGAAGACCGAGCCACGATTAACAAAGCCGCTGCTGCCGTTGTCGAAAAGGTTAAGATTCAAGGCGGGCAAAGAATGGTGGATGCGGTTAAGCAAAGACTTCAATCTTCTCTTGTGAGTGGTTCTAATCGTGTAGAAAGAAACCCACCCCCAGCGAGTGGTTCTGTTTGGGTTGAAAACCAGGCTTTAGATAGAGAGTGGATGTCACGTCCCACAAATGCCGCTGATGCTGAAAAAGACGGCGTGGCAATGCTGGCACAGGTAGCTTTAGGTGGTAAGGTATATCCTCATTATTTGGGGCGTGGTGACTATTACCGTTTAGCTACCGCCA